CCATTATTAAAGCTCAATATCGTCATCGAAATCATTTGTAGCAGCTGGCATATCTACAGATTGTGTTGTAGGTTTAGCTGCTTGCGCTCTGGAAATACGTTGTAATTCCTTTGCAGTAAAGAAAATATTGTCTCCAATAAAATTAGTTTGCATATATAATTTTCCTTCTCTACTATATGCTAAGAAATATGGAAACATTGCGTCACCATTATTCTTTTTAACAAGTTTAATTTTAGTTTGCTTTCCTTTACCAGCTTCAGTTTGTTCAACCATGAATTTACGAACAGAGTTCCAGTTAGTCGGGTTTACCTCCATTTTGAGTTCGCCCTTATTAATTTTTTCAGAAGCCTCCGGATTAACTGCATCCAAAAGATGCTTAAAGAGATAAACCATTGTTGCTACATTAGACGGTTGCATACCAAATGCGCCTTGTCTATCAGCGAAGTCTTCTTCTTTCGGCTGCCACACAGTATGTGTAAATTGTCCATCCTTATTAGAGAACTTAATCTCAAGAACATGAAACATTTGACCAGGATTTTGAGTACTTTCAAAATCACGAGCTTCGCATCCATCAAAAGTTACTTCGTGAATCATATCGCCAGAAAGTTGAGCCTTGCTAGCATTTTGACTATTTATTGCATCAGAAAAATTAAAATTCATAATTTGTTAATTTTGTAATTGAATAGTTTGTATCTTCAATAATATCTTTCGTTAAATATGTTTCTACTGCTTTTTTTACTGTAGTAAACACAGGCATACCGTTTCCTTCTAAAGTAATTATTCCATTCTCCACAGTAGCCCAAAAATTATTACCTAATTGACCTAATACTTCTCTCTGCTTTCCTCTAAAAGATATTGTATTATTTTTATTAAGTTTATGTCCTGATTCATCTTTGGTAATAACAGGAATTAACTTATCGTCTTTTTCGATATAACCAATAGAGATTTTATCTCCTGGTTTTGCTGATAACCATTCTATAAGTTGATCAGAAAAAACCAATTGAGTATCTCTAATGATTATATCAATTATATCAGGATGCTTGTTCATTCTTAAGCGATGGATAAATTCGATCCCAATGAGTTACAATATCGTAATCTCCATTATCTTTAAGAACGCGTTCTGCTAATTCAACAGTTTTACCAGCAAGATGAGGAACTCTACAACCACATAATACGGAATTCATATCTCCAAAATTAGCCATTAAAGATCCAGTTTCAACGTCTCTATAAAGATATCCAATTCCATCACTATTTGCTGATAAAATAGAACTTAATTTACCACCTAAGTCAAGAGTCTTTACATTGAGTTCTGTTCCACCTTCAGTAAGATTTTTATCTTTTACGTGTCCTAAAAGAATAATATTAGGAGCAGTATTATCAAACCATTCAATCATCTTTTGAACAGCAATTCTTAAATAATAATAACCTGCACCACTAGGAAGATTTAAGATATTATCTCCGTCAAAATTCTTGCCCATAGGCGTGTCTTGATAAAGTTTTATGGCATAAGCATTTGCCATTTCTTCAAGAGCAGTTACAGTATCAAGAATAATAAAATCATAACTTTGTCCTTCATAACTAGGATTTTCCTTTCCCTTCCATGTAGGACTTAATGCTCTGGCAACTTTCCAGAGTTCTTTGTAATTTTCTGCTTTTACAACAAAGCAGTCATCTAAATAATCACTACCATTTTCTAAATCAATTATCAAACTATTTGGTAATTTAGATACAGATGTAGTTTTTCCAGCTTTTGGAAGTCCGAATAATATTAAATTTTTCGGATTATCCGTTTTCTTTTTTGTTTTTTGTGTTGGTAAAACACTCATAATAAAATAAGTTTAAGGGTTTAAATATTGTTCATAATCTGTTATTTCTTCTGCTTTAGGAAGTTCATTCCAATGATGGCATTGACCATAAAAAGCTATTCCTACTGACATATCTGCTGTTCCATCTCGTCCTTTTAAAACAGAAATGGTTCTAGCAATTCGCCCTAATCCTCCTCGATTTGGGTCAATAAGATATCCTTTCCACTTAGTTAATTTTTCTCTAAATGGATTAAATATTGCTAATACAAAATTAGATGCATTTACAGTATCTCCAGAATCACTAAAATCATTTAATTGAATATCCGCATAAGCTCCTCCAGCTTCAGTTCTTCTGCTCATGTCTTGAAAACCTCTATTTAATTGCTGAACCATGTAAATTGTCATTTTACATTTATCGCGTAAATGAATTAAATACTGACACGCTTCATCAATTTCTTGTTTAGATGTATGTCCAGGTTGAGTTCTAAATAATTTAACATGATCAATAATAACTATCAAATATTGTTCACGATTATTTGGAATGTACTCATAAGATTCCCATTCTTCTCC